TACCAGAAAGAGTATTTAGTGTTCCTTCGTTTGTGGTAACTTGAGAAGCAATATTGCTAACTTGTGATTCTACTGGATCAATTTCATTAGAAACATATGTTTCAATACTTACGCCATTCATAGTTACGCTGGTTGCTGCTGGAAGAGCAACTGTTCCTGTAAATGTTGGATTTGCAGATGGAGCCTTATAACTAATTGCATCTGTAATTGTAGACACAAAGTCTGGATCATCTCCAATTGCTGCTGCTAACTCATTAAGTGTATCTAAAGCACCTGGTGCTGCTGCAACTACTCCTGCAATTGCTGCACTTACTGTTGAGTTAATTGTATTATTGATACTTGTTGTATCAAAGTCTGATGAGTCAGTAAAGTAGGAGAGGGCAGACCAAGCAGACGAACCATTACCCATCTTGAACTTGCCTGTGTCAGTCTCAAATCCGATTTCTCCTGCTGCTAAAATAGGGTTTGCGTCAGTCCACTGTTGAGCGGTTCCTCTACGCTGTTGCATTCTTGTTGCCATATTTATTCTCTCCTTATGGTATTTCTACCAAGTTTATGTCTTATTATAACATCAATTTTAGTTGAAGTTATCTGTTGCTATACCGCCATTATAGACTAATGCCCAAGATGACGTTGTTGGAGTTCCTGCGTCTACAGGAGTTCCTTGTGGATCATTGAAACTACCGCCATCGACGAATTTAGTAACAATAAATCCTGTGCCATCAATTGCCTCATCATGAATATGTTCTGGCAGATTGAGGGTATCATCAATTGTTGCTATGGTAAGCCATGAGCCACCATAATATACATTAACTCTTTCTGTTAATGTATCAAACCATAAATCACCATTGTCTGGTGAAGAGGGAGCGGTAGCCCCGACTTGCATTCCGCCTACTACTGAATCTACGTATGCTTTAGTAGTAGCGTGGGTAGAATCTGTAGGAGTTCCTACAACTACCGCTCCTCCGAACGAACCGCCACCAGTGACGATAAGTCCATTTTTAACCTTGAAGTCCTTGTTGACTGTTGCCAAGATTACCACTCCCTCTTTTTATTTATTTTATTACTTTAAAAGCGTACCCATAACTGCAACTGTTGAGTTGTTGTTATCGGTTGTAACACGAAGACGAACATCGCTGCCAGAAACGTCTGCTGAAACTGATCCAAGAGAACCGTTTGTTCCAACCATTGCATATTCTGTAACTGCTACGTTGTCTGAAGTGTCAAGTGTTAGGATAACCTTTGAAACCTCTGTGTGAGATCCATTGGCAATCTTCACAAGAAATTCAGCAGAACGATAATCTGCCTTAGCCCATGAAACTGCTGTATTTGTGCTTGCAGTTGCGACAGTTGCCTGTGCTGCTACCTGCTTTGCTACAGAAGCAATCTCTACTGCAGGGAAGTCTGGAGTAACTGCTTCAAGAGCAGATACTGCACGAGCATCTGTGAAGTAAAGACGGTTTACGCCTTCTGCAAGATCATCAGTTGTAGAGTCTGCAACACCATTTTCTGCGGTAATTACAAGACCACCATTACCTGTACCAGTAATTGTGATGTTTTCTAATGTAGCAGTTGTAAGAAGTGCTGCTGCTGAATCCTTAGCACGAGCATCTGTGAAGTACTGGTTTGAACCTTCTGCTACATCGTCTGTATCAAGTGCTGCAATAGTTCCATTTATTGTTGAAGCAAGTCCATCTGCATATGTCTTAGCATCTGCTTCTGCTGTATCAGCATAAGACTGATAAGCAGTTGTAATTGCTGTCTCACGAGTGTCTGTATATGCTTTTGCGTCAACTTCAGCCTGATCTGCATATGCATTAGCATCTGCCTCTGCTGCATCAACATAAGCCTTAGTTGCTGCTTCAAGATTGTTTACTGGGTCTGCATGAAGAACAAGAGCGCCAGTCATGGTGTCTCCAGCCTTTGCAACCTTTTCTCCTACTGATGTAGCAAGGTTTGCTGCAAAGTTAGCGTCATCGCCAATTGCTGCAGCCAATTCATTGAGTGTATCAAGAAGTGCTGGTGCAGAATCTACAAGATCTGCAACCTTTTGATCAGCATAAGACTTTGCGTCTGCTTCTGCTGTATCTGCATATGATTGATATGCTGCTGTAATAGCAGTCTCACGAGTATCGGTATATGCCTTAGCATCAGCCTCTGCCTGATCTGCATAATCTTCTAAATCAGAAACTGCAGAAGCGAGTGCTGCTGCTGCTGTTGCTTCTGCGCCAGACTTAGCAGCGTTTGCCTTTGTAGTTGCATCTGATGCTGCATCTGAAATTGCTTCGCCTTTAGCAGTAGCAACTTCTGCATCTGTTGCAAAAGATCCATCAATTGTTGCTGTAATGCTTACATTCTGTGAACCATCAAATGATACAGAACCTGTTACATCTCCAGCCAAAGAAATTGTACGAGCAGTCTCAAGTGTGGTTGCTGTATCTGCATTACCAGTTACATCGCCTGTAAGATTTGCTGTAATTGTACCTGCAGCAAAATTGCCTGAGCCATCACGTTTTACAACTGTATTTGGGGTGTTAGCGGAATCTGAAGAACCGCCAATAAGACCAATAATATAGTTTTGGTCATCTGTTTTCTTTGTAAGAATATCATGGTTGTTGATGGTACCTGTTTCGCCTTCAACAATCAGACCATTCTTTACCTTAAAGTCTTTTACGACTGTTGCCATTTTTTATCTCCTTAGTTATGCCTTAAGTCCAATTCGTGCATAACGAACTGTGACTGGCTTAATCGCAGGATCTGGAGTAACCGTCAAGGATACTGTATTTCCAGCCCTGGAGACGCTAATGGTGCCAATATTCCCATCATTGTCTATTGTGCCATACTCAGAGACGTTTACATTTGTACCGTCTACCAAGATGGTCAACTCTGTTGCATAAAACTTGTTATCTCCCGCAGTTGTTTTTGCAATTGAGACCAAGTATTTGACCATACGCCATTCGGTGGCGTCAAAATTATCTATCACTGTGACATTTTCAATGCCAGAGATTGTGTTTTCATTATTTCCAGAAGAGCCAAGATCGTTTCCTGCACCAGCAAGGGTGTCAATCAAATCTTCATAATCCTGCTGAGTAGGACGATCACCAGTCTGGAACTTACTTTTTACGGCTGGTATTGATATTTTTGCCATGGCTATATTATAACCTCCATTTTTATATTATTAAAGGATGTAGTTGCTAAAACCAATTACCGCAATGCCGATGCCTGCTGGGTTTGTTTTGCTATATCCTTCAATCCCTATATTAGTAAACTTAACTCTAAAAGGAAGAACTTCATTTATCTTAGTTACTCTTGTATTATCTGCTACGTTAATTATTGCATATGATACTGCATTTATTAGTTTTAATTTGTTTTGATTTTTATCTAATATTTTTGCCGATGCCATTAATCTGTTACATCTTCAAGAATTTTCATGCTACCCTGAGCAACTGTCCAAACATATGTTGCGTTTGACAATTGAATATCGAAGATATCTCCCGTTTCAAGAATTTGTGATTCTGATGACAATAATGATACTGTAAATTCTCCTATTTGATCATCTGCATCGGCTAATGGTGTTAGCGATAAAATTAATGTAGCGTCGTCTGTAATTTTGCCTAAGTTAACTGTATTGTTGGGACGTTTTATTTTCATATTAATATTCCAGTCTGGAATATTTAGTGGCTGCTTTTCATCGTCTGTTACATAAACCTTAAATGATGCAGTATCTCCTCTCACAATAGTCCAAACAATTGTTGGAGGTTTATTCCCTATATCATATGAAGAAGCAGATCCACGTAACTGAGCCATTTAATTATTATATCATATTAGGCTAATCCAGCCTTCAATGCTCCCCATGTCCCATTTCCTTTTGCCTGAATAACAATCACGCCAGTAGATGTGTTAGATACAGCCACAATTCCGATTGCGCCACCAATGACAGTATTAGTCAATGCTCCGTAAGAATCTACATAAAGCAAGGACCCTACAGGAAATCCACTTGTATTGACATTTGTTAAAACTCCAGCAACAACCACTTCTCCAGACTCTCCATTATTTAAAGAAGTTTTTGTTAATCCCAAAAATGGTTTATCATCAGAGAGTCCAAAGGTAAACAAAGATATTGTTGTTTTGTTATTCGTGTGTCCTGTTGCATAAACTGGTTTTGCTGCACCTATGGTTGAGCCTGAGTTATTTGTTACCTTTACCCGCACATTTGATGCGTCAAGAGAAGATATTGCATCATCAACATCATCCGCTAATTTTTTAATATCATTATGAACATTTACAGCGTCAGATGCTTCTGGATATGTTAGACCATAGTTATTAGTTATTTCAGCCATAGAAGATTATTATATCATTGTTTGACTATCTGGCTCAAACTGTGTTATACTAGGAAGTAATATAACACCCCTAAAAAGGTGTTATCTGTTTCTAAGGAGGAAACTATGATTACTTTTATGAATAATAACAAGAACATCATTGGTACACTCAGCATATTGGCTATGTTTGCCGTTTGGTCAAACGCTGCTAATGCTTCTGAAAACCGATTAAACGATATAAAACCTATCGTGCTAGAAGAAACAAAAGAGGCCTCGAAAGAGGCCAAAAGTGTTTCTGAGGCTAAAGAAGATCAGTTAGAAAAATACAACAACGCCACATCTCTATCTGATAAAGACCTAAAGATACTACTTAAATTAGTAGGATTTGAAGGTCAAAATCTCAAGGAGGCATGGGCTATTGCTAAAAAAGAAAGTAATGGTCGACCACTTGCATTCAATGGAAATACTAAAACTGGAGACAGTTCTTATGGAATTTTCCAGATAAATATGCTCGGAATGCTTGGTCCTGATCGTCGTAATAAATATGACCTAGATCACAATGCAGACTTGTTTAATCCAGTTGTAAATGCACAAATCGCATTTCATATGTCAAATGGCGGAGAAAACTGGAGTGCTTGGAAAGGAATAACACCAAGGACAAAAGAATGGATTGGTAAATTCCCGCAATAAATAAATAAAATATCCCAGGGTCATTCATATTGTTTGGCTCTGGGATATTTTTATTTTATAAATACGATGTACCCTTAATTACCGAATCTGATAACGCTCTTTTTCTAAAATTAATTCCAGAATATTCCTCAAACTCGTCTAAAGTTCTTTTATTAAATAATCCCTTTTTAGGATCAATTATATTGTTTTGTAAAACATTATTTACAAAATCTCTTGACCTTTTATCATTTTCATACCAATGTTCAGGAAAGTCTTCCCAAAAAAGTCTACGATTGTTTCTTCCATATCTATGATACACATATGTTGTAGTCGGTTGAAATAAGTTATATCCAGCAGTGAAAAATCTAACAGCCATAAAAATTTCTTCTTCTGTAAAAAATACATCTTCAACAAAAGGTGAATCTAAAACTGCTTGACCAGTAGTAAAGAAAAAATGACCAGAGATGTACGGAGATGGTATTGGCTTGTTGGTTTCATGAGGAAAGGAAATAAACTGAGGAATGCCATGATTTATAAAATGATTTATATTTTTTTCATTCATTCTAAAAACTGTAGTATATGTAACTTCAGGAATTATATCTTTTCCGTATTCATCTTTGTCATATCCTGCAACGTATCCAGTTAGCACTGAAGGTCCGTATATAAAATTTGTTTCATTTAATTCTGCTATTAGCCTAGAATCCCAATCTTTAACTGCTCTCATGTGAGAGTCCATGTTTAAATAGTAGTCCTGCCCATCATAAAACTCATGGGACTTTAATCTTGCTGGCTGGCACCCTGGCAAAGATCCAGGCTCCAAGATATGCATTTGTACATTTGGGAATTTTAAAAGCATTTCCTTGTGTAATTCTGGAGAATCTGTCTGATTAGTAATTCCAAAATAAACATTTTCTGGATTAGTAGCATTATTATAAAAACTTGAAACTGTTTCCCATATTTCTGGATCTTGATAGCAAGGAATACTTATAAATATAGTAGACATATTATAAATAATACCACACTATCTTAACCAACTTACAACGGCGTAGCGTTCTCCCTCTGTGACCTCTGATACAGAATGATTATATACATATGTTGATGGAAAAACTAACATTTCATTTGCTTTTGGTTTGTACGATATATCAAATCTTGGGAAATTAATTTCTCCTCCAGTATAGTTATCATTTAAATAATATACAAAAGACACTCTTCTGTGATAATCTGTATGATCGTCTATATGGTTTACAAATTTTTGCCCCACACCATATTTTAGTATTCCATATGTGTCATGCCATGGGAGATCAATCATATAAGTTCTTGCATAATCTTTTTCTACTGGATCAAAAGCATTAAAGAATATACCGCCCAGAATAGAGTAAAACGCCTTAGAGGGACTAGATAAATCTTCTTGTGGCGTTGCAGAATATGGAATACCTATAGTTAGAGTATCTCTTTTGGTTGTATCTACCCCATTCTGCTCTCCACTTTTTACTCCTGCAGGGGACCATGATGCTGACTTTAATAATACAGCATCCTCTATATCAGTAATGATAGACTCGTATCCATCTATTACATCTTTGTAAATCATTATTCCTGGAGCAATTTCGATTTTATTCATTACCATTTTCCTATCGGACAAGTTGCTTTTTCTAATCTAGTTTTTGCATACATGAAGCATCCACACTTTTTACACTGTTTGGTTAATTTTATCAATTCTGGGCATGCCTTGCATATTTCATAACGTGAAGAAGACACTTCTTCTGAAACCCATTCACTATTAGGATTTACCAAATCCCATGGCCTGGTTTCTCCTAAATTTTGTTTATATTTTTGCCATGCTGATAATTCTTCAGACATTAATTGCTCGGTTCTGAAAAATTGTCGCCATCCCAGTTCCATCCTATGGATACCTGAGAATCTTCACTTATCTCAATGATAGATGAATTTGACAAGAAAGCATCTACAATTCTTTGCAAATCTTCTTCTGAAAAGGCATCTTTATTTATTATTCTCATGCCAATCACCTCTCCATCTATAATTCCTGCAATTCTAATGGCATCTGAGTTTTGCCAGTCTTCATTTTCAACAACTTCGACCAAGTTACCATTATTATTTTTATAAAATTTATTATCTATAAATAAATCTAACGGAGCAAGTCCATAGTTTAACGATGCATCTTTAAAAACAATATCAGATTTTAAGGCAGCAATCCATTTATTATTAACTTCTGAA